AAATATCTATTCCCCAACTAGCATTTTTTGATCCTCCAAAAGGATGAGGACTAAATCCTATTGTAGCTCCACTAACCTCCCAAACACACCCTTCACACATCATATCTGTGCCGCACCAAATACTAGGATGACACCAAATAGGCTCATCGCAATCACTAGGTTCATAGCAAGTTATAACACAAACACTAGACTTTTCACTTGGCCCAGGAATATCAGGAAAAGGAGACGTAGGAAAGCTAGGAAAAGGAGGCCAGTCTGGCCAAGGAAAATCAAAGTGCATTTTCCTATAATCCTCATCCAGGTAGGGTTTTTCAAACTCACTCTCAGGTCTCATTGTTTGTTCCTTAAGAAACCTAACAGGAGCATTGAAAAAATCTACCAAAGATTGACCCCCCATTAAGTAAGGTCTTCTAGCTCTAGAACTCAATTTCCCCCCTCGCCTCAACCTGGTAAAGAAAACTCCACAATTCCATCTCAAGATCAGCGCTATTTAAAGCAAACTGTAGCTCAAAGCAACTACAATTTTCTTGACTTGTATCAACTCCATCAACACATAGACTATGATTTGCTACATTAAGATCAACTGCTGCAGGAACTTCTAAATCTGTTCCAGCTGTAGCCATATTTTTATAGAAAGTTATTGTAATAGCAGTAGCTACTGCTCTTGCTTTTGCCTCTACCCACAGTTTCCTAAAGGTGAAGCGAAACGTGGTAGCCTCTGGTTGTTTTGCAGAAATTGCTCTTGTCTTTATATTATGAGAAATAGCCACATCAGTATAATAAGGACTTTCTGCATTCTCAGCCTTATCTGTAGTGTCATTTTCAAGTCTATAAACTGTCCCAACAGCATCTCCACCATAGGTATAATATCTATTATCTGTTCCCCTAAGAGATAAACCACAAATAAGATCAACATTTCTTTCCCAAGGAGGATACCACTCAGCTCTAATGTAGTTGTAGACAAGTTCACTTGTAGGAAGAAGAAGATGATACTCATTATTAAGTGGGTCAACGAAAGATTGTCTATTGTTAATAGAAGCTGCCGCAATTGCAGTAGTATACTCTGTATTAAAATAGTGATCTACTGGCCCAGAAATCTTCTTAGGCTTCCTTCCATCAAGCACATAGACTCCATCTGTATCCTGCCATATTGCTATCGAAAGAGGTTCATCTGTTTTCATTGCAGGATAACCAGTTTCAATCACCTGTGCACTCTTAGGACTAGCAAGTCCAATAGTGTCAGCAATCCTAAGTGTGCCAAAGGTTGTAGGAGAATAACCTTCCAAGAGCCAAACAGAATTTTCTTTCCACACTATCAATTCATTATAGAAGCGAAGAGCACAAATAATTGGCTTCATGTCTCCAAAAGCCTTAGTATAGCCACTATCACTTCCGCTAAAACAATCTGACTTCCCATTAGCACTATAACGAAGTCTATTAGGAAACTCAGGATTTCCCCACACAAAGAGTCTATCCTTAAATTCTATAACTCCCTTAACTGCAGGAAGAGCAGCTGGAAATGGAACAGTAGAAACAGTAAAGATTCTAACATCAGTGTCAGTGAGAGTTGCACTTATTGACAACCTATACCAATAACCAGGAATACTATCCCAATCAAATGATCTTCTCTTAGCAGTAACTGCTGCTGCATTAAACCAGACAACTCCAGTCTGAGCAAGAGAAGAGTCGTCAGAAACATCAAGAGTTTCATCAATAACACCAGAACCAGCAGTCCAACTAATTCCAGTCCACACCTCCAAATTATCAAATACAGAAGCCTCAGCTTGAGTGTAGCTAGGGACTATTCCAAATCCAAATCCAGTGGCAGGTTCTATAGTCTTTATATAAATAAAGTCAACATCAGTTACCATTTCTCCAATCTGCATATACTGTGAGGTAGATTCATTCAACACCTTTCCTGTGTTGTCTATATATTCTCCAGCACTTGCATCAAAGAATCTTATAGCTGCAGGATACTCATACACTCCACTCCATTTATTAGTCATATCTTGAGCAGCAAATATCACTTGACACTTAGTAATCCTAACCCCCGCTGTCATTGCTGCAGTAAAAGAAAACCTATACCAATACCCCATTATCCCACCAATAACTCTCATGGTATCAGCAGTTTGAACTGTCCAAGTAACTGTCCCTGTCTGCCCATGAGTTGTTCCTGCAGGAGCTATAGTTCCATCGTCCCAGGCAGCATCTCCAGTTCTACTATCCCAAGCACCTGCTTGCCAACTCTCTACGGTTAATACATTAGCAACATCGTTATCATAGGCAGCTGGGATAGTTATTTTAATTGCACTTGCAATTTCTGGACTACAAACATAGTAGACATCATGTTCATCACTCCTTAGCATTGCATAGGTATCAGTTCTATCATCAGTTACTTCTCTCGTAAAATCTGCATAGGTGTCAGGAGTATCGTCATTAGCTATATCAAAGTGAGCCACAAAGCCGCTACAAAAAGGAAGATCTCCTCCCCATACTGTCGGAGGTCCACTTCCATCAGCATAGAAGAAATGTTCATCTACCATTGTAGAAAACCCAGGTACAGTTTCTGAAAGGCCAGCTAGAAGACTTGTTCCAAAAGTAGTTCCACCTGCAGCTGGAGGATCATTAGTAGCATCATACAACCTACAGTCATCTTCTGGATAACCAATTTGAGCAAGAAAGTGATAATCATCATTTCTTGGATGGGTGTACTGGTGAAGAGAAAGTATACTTGCAGTTGGAGCAGAACTATGAACAGCAGTAGTATTATGCACACTACAGCCCTTCCTAGGCTTCCACCCTCCGCCACTTCCTACCTTCCTAACATTAAGTCCTCCACTTATACTACCAACAGGTAGGAGTGTCGATGGAGTAATTCCATCGTAGCTTCCCTTAAATACCTCTTTAAACATCTGGAGACTCATTAAATGCCCTCCTCAGTGATCTCCACCCTACTATGACCTTTAATCCTAGTCTCCAACCACCCAATCAACTCTTTCCTCATACTTTTTCTTTCATTAACATAATAAGTAAAAACCTTCTCATCAATATTACTTGAAGGTTTAGTAATAGCAAGTAAGGTTGCCTCCATAACAATAAGTGGATGAGTTTCTTCCGGAAGAAGAGATATTGTCCCAAACTCGCTATCATCATCATAAGTTCCAGTTACAGTAGCTACTCTCGTAGCTCCATCATAATCACTTATGCTATCTCCCACTGTCCCTGCTCCAGTTCCAGCCTCCACCTCTACAGCCACATCATTATAGTAGTCATCTACTCTTTTTGTATTAGCATTATCAGGAAGAGTAAGAGAAGTTGCTGCTCCTGCAGCTGCAGTTCCAGTAACCAAATCTGGAACTCTCTGGTCGTACCACAAAGTTACTCCAGTTACATAGGAAGCTTGATTAACTACAAGAGTATTCCTTTCCGGATAAGCCTCTATTGCCCCAGTCCAATCTAGACTTACTCCAAGAGTCCTTGACACCCTCCTTGTTCTTACATTACCAAGCCAAGAAATAGGTTTTCCACTAGAGGTCTCCTCCAAGTAAACTGGTTTTGAACAATCCTGTGGAAGAGTAATCACACTTGCTACTGGAGTTAAGTCAACATTCTTCTCTAACCAAGGCCCAGGATAACTACCTACAAGAACACCCACCTTCCTTTGCGCCACATTTAGCCTTCTCACAAGATTAATGTCACTCCAATGAGAAGCTGAGGCTTCACCAACTTGATCCCTTAGCAACTCCAACATACTATAAGCATTCATCTTACCCTCTCCATTGATTCATTTTTTGAATCAATCTAGTACCTAATTGAATAGTCTTTAGGAACATCTCTTTCTGGAAAATCCATCCCCTCCAATTCCCTCAGTGGCTCTTTTGGCATACCTTCAGCAAGTCCAGCTATTCCACCCTGGAGGGATTGCCACATATCCCTTAGAGATTCAAACTTCCTCTTCTCTACCTCTGTCCCAAGACGAAGCATTATCTCGACTCTTTTAAGCTTACGATAATTCCCGAGCATCTTCTTCATCTCAGGAGTTATCCTATAACCCTCTACTTTCTCTCCCTTAACATCAGCCATTTGCTATTGCCCTCCTTAATTTGACTTCTCTACTTGGCCCCTTTAACACTATACTCCCAGGAAGAAATCTCTTTGGAATACTTTTCCTTAGTCCTCTAGTAAACCAAGCAACTTCGACTCTCCTACTCTCAAACCAATTCTCCATCTCCTTTACCTTAGCTCTTTGGAGATTATCATCCATAGCGTCAAAGTAGTCACAAATCTCCTTTGTAGAGTACCTTGTAAGATCTCCAGCCTGGAGCTTAAGAAGAATATCTGCACCGAGTTCCCTAAAACTCCTTCCTTTTGTTTGCACAGTCATAACGTGGGTAGCCCTTCTACTCCCAAGCTTTTTCACTCTCTTTCCTTGTCCTGGAAATCTCCAAATCTCCCACTTAGAGCCATTCCAAACTACATCAAGCTCACGATCAAGAGCCTGGAGTTGCTTCTTAAAACCGACATCTGCAACCATAACTGCATCATTAGTCTTACGATAATCCTTAAATTTTAATTTTCCCATTCCACAATTCTCCTTCAGCTTTCTCTTTAATCTCTGGTACTACATCATGGTAGGTAACTGTAGGCACAGCCTCCATACTCTGTGGATAACGCCTAATGTATTCTCTGGCTGTCTTGTCTCCGCTTCTATGAGCATATTCTATCCAAAATCTTCTAACGTGAGTCTTGATCCAACTAGGCTGCTTTGCATCCCCTAAGTCATTTATAACTATAGTAGAATCGAGTAAATCCTCTAGCATTCTACTTCGTGGAGTTATAGTCCATTCACTACTGGGACCAAACTTATTCTCAAACTCTGTACATCCTCTCTTCAGAATGACTGGAACATCTAGACTCAAGGCTCCTCTAACTTTCCTTCTTATTTTCTTATACAACTCTCTAGCCCCTTCCAAATCATTCATAGGACAATACCAAAAGCCCAGATAAATCCCTTTATAAGTCCCCTCAGGTCTCAGATCTACTCCTACCTTTCCGGGCAACCTCATCTGAGAATGTAACTCATCTAGCTGAAAGAGTTGCTTTAAATTCTTTGGCCTTGCTACAACCTTCCAACATCCTAGACACTTTCTAGGAAGTATACCAAATTTCAAAAAGTAGGTCTTTATCCACCTACTACAATCCCTATCACTTGGCTTCCCATGATGAATCCAAGGAGTGTCAGGATTATACTGTTGGAAGTTATAAACTATCTTGTCCCCAACTCCCTTTGCCCATCCCCTCTTCAAGTCCTCAATCACATAAGGGGCAAAATCAATCGCTACCAAATCTTCATACTTCATCTCTAGTCTCCTTCTTTTGTTTTTGGAGAGAAGAAGAGGAAAGAAGGTTAACCCCTTCTTCTACTCCAAGGTGCACCCAACCTACATTAATTCAAAAAATGAATCAATGTAGTTCCTCCAGCCTACTTCCCCCTTCCTTCTACTTTCACTTTAGGTTTAGCTTTTTCTGCTTCTCTTTCCTTACACCTACAAGGCCTTGTCCAGTCAGCATGGCCACTATCATCCATTATGGGACGTTCATAGACTCCGCAATCTGGGCATTTTTCCCATTTTATTCTTTTCATCTTCACAACCTCCCCTTAGCCGTTGGCTATTACAAGTTCAGTAAGATAATTAAGCCCCAAAGCCTCAACGCCTATATCAGTAAATGGATTAGCATTAAAGTTAATGTTATGATTTCCATCAATCATCAAGTCGCCACCTACTAGTGCTCCTGCACACTTAATGGCATTTGAAGTAGTTTCAGTTGCACTCTGTTCCATTCCCCAGAATTTATTATCACAAATAGCACCACGAATATAGGCTTCATCTACAACATTAATTCCAGCTATATTTGCAGAGGTACCCTGCACACAAAAGGTGTTATCTCTGATTGTAGAACGTGTCGCGTGAACCCACTCAATCATACCAGCAGTAGCACTTGTATGATCGCCACCGCAGTAAAGCCAGTTGTTTTCAATCAATGTATACTGTGCTTCAACGCCAGAGGCTCCCATTACAATGTGTGTTGGGCCTGGTGAACCTTCAATAGCATAGAAGGTATTATCATGAATCCAGGTTCCCTTGCACTCCGTTGTCTCTCCGATTGAGATACCTACTCCATCTGCTGAGTCATAAGGTATAATCCTACCAAACCCTGCAACTTCAACACCATGAGCAGCATCAATAGTAATAACAGGAACTTCGCTTCCAGCATATTGCCAAAGTGCAGTACCCTCAAGAGCATGAAAATTTCCAAGACAAGCAGCCCGTAACCTCAGGTAATCTTGAGTAATATCAATAGTTGCAATTTCAGTATATTCTCCAGGCCAAACAAGAACATCAAAGTAGTCCTCAGCCACAGCCATTGCCTCTAGAACAGTATGAAACAAATGTCCTCTTGGGATATTGTTATACAAGTAGTCAGCATTAGCTGCATCAGGCTTACACACATGAAGTGTTTCTCGAGGAATCTGTCCCAAACCACTCCTTAGTGTAGGATCTAAATTTTTTCTTTTTATCATCTTTTTCTCCTCATAGTTTGCCCCTCCCCTCAAAATAGAAGGGAGGATACTATTTTTAAAAGATTAACTTCTAGAGAGTATAAGCAAGGTCACAAATAACACCCTGAGAATTCCTTCTCTTACACCCAAACTCCGCATACCTGAACAACACTGCTTCATAGGCATCATAGTTACTTACCCTACTCAACACTGCCCCATCCTTGTTCATCCAGTCATAATCACTCATACGGTAGATAGCCAAATCTTTCGTAGTAAGGAAATAAATCTCCCCATCAATAGCATCATTATCTACCGTAAAGGGAATACCATTGTAGTCAATGGCCTTCCAACCTCCGTCAAGAGTCATAGTATTCACATACCTCCGATCTGCTCTACAGAGGTCTGTGTACTCCCTACGAAGGGCTCTAGTAGTTAAAATCAAATCTGGCCCATAGTCCTTACCAGCCTTCTCTTCCACATCATCAAACATCTTATCCATTAAGTTAAGAGTAAGTGCTCTCTGACCAGCATATCTTCCACTAGCATGAGTATCTACATTAGCCTGGAACCACGTATAGGTACCAGCGGCAATCCCTTGAAGAGGATCATTCACTGTCAATCCATCGTAGGTACCATTGTTAAAGCTAACGTCATCTAAATCAGTATCAGTAACAATCCCCCTGAGACCCATCATCTCCTTTCTATTCACTCCTGCTGCCAACGAGTCTGCTCCGAGAGAAGCTACTGAGTTATTAAACCTCACATAAAAAGTACCTGCAGCTTCACTTACCGCAGCATTAGTACAAGTAAGAGTATCATAGTCATCCTCAGTTGTCACTATTGCACTTGGAGCAATATCCGTTGCATCTACTACATAAGTTCCAGTAGTAGCACTCGAGATTGTTGCCACTACAGGAGTAAGTGGATCAGCAACTTGCATGTACTTAGATCCAAAAGTACTACCAAAGCCATCTCCACCTCCACTGTTCCCCCTATATTTCTTTTGAAGGGTAATAGTAACATCAGTTCCATCTCTCCACCTGGCCAAAACTCCATGACCAGCACCCCAGAGTTGCCTATTATTCTCTATCTTGAAATCTCTAGTAAGACCCTGGATTTCAGTATCCAACGCTTTCGCATAGGCACCTCTTTCATCCCTTGTAGCTGCGATAGTAGGCCCAGTTACCTGAAGTCTACCATAGTTATACTGCATAGGAACTGTGGCTTGTATATGTTTCTGATAGTTTGCAGCAGGAAGGGCTTCTCCATCACCTCTAGCACTAATTCCTGTAGTCCTCCCGTAATGCATTTCTATCTTCGCATTTGTCCCACTAACATCTTCCTCATTCACATCAATTAAGTCACTCAAGATAGTAGAATGATTCAACTGTTCTTGAATAGCAGGAAGATAAAACGTTTTCAAAACCTCATCATACGTACTCAATGTTACACTTGCCATTCAGGTTTCCTCCTAGACTAGGAGCTAGATACATTTTCTATAAATTCCATAGAAGCTTGCCTTGGGGAAACTACATCTTTATCTCCCTTTTTAGCATCAAAGGAAAATTTCTTTCCTTTAAAAAGGACTCCTGCTCCACCTTTAGCATCCTGCTCCTTAATCTTATTCTCATCAAAGTTTTTTAAATCAATACCAAACTCTTTTGCATGAGCCTCTCTCAAAGCACCAAGTTCAGCTGTCTTCACATTAGCAAGGGCCTCTGCGTGATCCCATAGGGTTTTAGTCCTATCATTCATAGCACTGCCAAAGACCTGAGAAACATCACTAGGCTTTAACACCGGAAACTTACTCATAACTTTTTCTTGAAGATTCATCCTAATCATATCTCCCTGTGTTTTATCCACAGCAGAAACACGATCCGCAAGCTTCTTCACTTCGTTGAGTTGAGGCTCAAGAGCTTTTGCTACAATACTCGCAATCTTGTCAGCTCCCTTCAGTCCCTTTTCCTCCTCAACTGGTAAATTAAAAAGCTTAGCCAAGTCATCCTCATCATTCCCTTTAGCTAGAGGAGTTTCCTTTTTAGCAATCTTATTTCCCTTTTCATCAATAATACCATCTTTAATTAACTGATTCATGACGCCAAAAACTCCCTCTGCTTGAGCAATATAGGTTTCTACATCTACCCCATACTTCTCCGCCGCAGCTATAACCCCCGCAACCTCTTGCGCCTTTTTAGTTGCAGTTGCTCCCTGGTTAATAAGGTTTTGAATATCCTCTGCAGAATATTCCTTTCCCTCAACTTCGATTTTTCCAGCAACATTACCCTCATCTGGGTTGCTGCTATCATCAATCTTTTTTACTGCCATTTTTCTTCTCCTCTTTAGCTGTTACCGGAAGAATAATATGCATACTATCAAGGCCTCCGGCTCCCCTATAGTAATCAACAAACATAGGTATCATCCATTCAAATTTAACTCCCCTAAATCTATTTAAATGCCTCTGTGCTTCAATAGAAAAATTCTCTATACTTCTCCTATCCATCACTTCAATTTCCTCTTGTGTTTCTTCCCAAGCTTCCCTAGCCCTATGTATATGAAGAACAAACCTATTCCACTTTTTCATAGCTAGATATTTTTCCTTCTTTTCCTCAGCCATTTTTTACCCTCCTTTAGTATTTTTAATTCTCTCTTGTTGCCTTGCCATCTCTTCCTGGGCAAATTTCATATGAAAAGACATATGATTTTGAAATGTAGCATCAATCACCAGTCCCATCTCTACACTTTCCTCCTTCCCTCTTTGATACATTCTACTCTTCCTAAAAGTCTTATGAACTTGCAAATGAACTAGATGATTGTCATAGTCATGAGCCATCATAACTACTCCAGGCTGCTCCAGCATTGCCCTATTTTCAATTTGAGCATTTTGCTCATCAAGATAAGTTTCTCTATAGATATCTTTAACTATAGCATCATCCAACATTCTTAAGACTTTCCTTTGCACTGCAGGATCTTGAACATTTCCATACAGCCCAGCTTGGTATCTCTCCATTACTCTCCTATTTCTTGTAACTTTAGAATCAGGTAGGCTACTTTCCTTCTTTACAAAAACATCAGTGTTGTTTCTTAGATCTGCTCCAAGAAAACTAAATACCTCATAGGTATCTGCCTCTCCACTAATTTTAATCATCCTCTCAGTTGAATAACCCTTCTGTACCCTCATAAGAACTCTATGTAATACCGCTTCCAGTGACTCTTCAAAAACTGCATGAGTAGGAATATTACCCATATCATCGCTTTCAAGAAGCAATTCTACCATATCTCCACTTCTAATATCACTCTTATTTGTCCCCTGCGTTACTTCGTGTTGATGAAAGAGTTCCATTAATCCTTGTGCCACTAGCATCAATGCCTTATCATAGGTAGCTGGAAGTCCCTTTAAATCCATAATCTCTGGCTTATGTCCCATTACTGGATCATAGAGGAGTTTTTGTCCATGAGTATCATCAGGCTCCACCTCCATTTTACTTCCCCTAGGAACCAAATACTTCCCCCTTGCCATAACTTTATTAAACTCAACAATATCAGTCAAAGTTTTATTCTGAATCTTCTGAAGCCAAATCCCAGCTTCCACTGTAGCCATTCCCCAAAACACCCCAGGAATTTCAATATCTTTAAATTGCTCCATATGATAGAAATTAAAAGGATAAACATTCTTCTCAAGAATAACACCATTAGCCCCGGCGAGAAATAACCCCTCTTTAAACGTAGGATTTGGTTTAACATACAACTCTATTAAAGTAGCTCCTTCTATCTCAGCCATTCCTTCTCCAGAAGGATTCCAAAGCATACCAGCATCAACTGTTCCTGGAGGTCTTTGCTCACTAGTAACCTCTTCCCCCCTCTTATAGTTTGCTGCTAAATACTCCAAACTTCTATACTTCATTCTAATCATCCAAGGCAGCTCATGGAGATCTGTATCTCCCAATCCTGCAATAGGAAAACCAACCTCAAAGGGACTCCAAATCCCACATTCTACATCTCCCTCATATTCCAGCACTCCCTTTTCTGTATTAAACTTAGTTGGCCCAATCTTACTATTCCAACCATCACTTAAAAAACCATTACCACAACTGTAAATCCAGCCTCCTAACTCCCTCACCTTCTTCTTCATCTTTCCATTACGCCAGAAGTGTTTGAGAAACTTTGCCCCTTTCTTAGCCGCTTCAATATCCTCCTGATCGTCACTAGAAGGAATAACATTCACCTCAGGGTTATTCTTAATGAGCCTAGAAACCTGTTTTCTATACCTAGGGAGAAGCTTATTATCTACAATCCTCAACCTCCCCTTCCTCAACAACACCTGCTGCAACATCTCTGCTGTTTGGTTGTAGAAAGTATACTGCTTTCCCGCAAGAAAACTTATAGAAATTAACCATCTTCTTTCAAAGGGCCTACGAATAGTCTTAGCCAGATCATACTTCCCTTTAAGAAAACTCCAATCAACACTCTCCTTCTCTTGTTTCTTCTTTCTCCCACTAAGCCATTTCTTTACAGTTTTCTTATCGGTCCTTAGATCATCTCTTTCCATTTTTTCTCCATTGATTCAAAAAATGAATCAATCTAGTTTTCAACATCAAAAATTTCTCCCGCCATATCCTCATCTTCCTGGAGTTTTATAGGTTCTCCAATGGGAATATCCACTGTACTAGAACTATAGGTCTTGAGAGATTCAAAGTCCCTAGCCATCAACCTATCCAGAAGCTTCTCCTTCTCCTCTCTGTGAAAGCTATTCTCTTCTTGGAGAAGTTGGACAACTTCTCCCCTAGCAACAACTTTCTCAAGAGCCTCCTCGATTGAGTCAAGTCTAGCACCTAGCGAAGCCTCTAGGTTATCTATCTTTTTTTTAAGTTTCATCACTTTTTCTCCTTCTTTTTCTTATGAACTTCTCCCCCAACTGTCCTTCCACCCCTTGGTCCTTTCTTTCCCTTTGGGAAAACACAGATTTTCATATAGCTTCCATCCTTCAGCTTCTTTGTCCTAATCTTCCCCCCACTCTTCAGACATCTTTCAAAAGCCGCTGGCATTTTCTAGTCCTCCATTATATCTCTTAGAGTCCTAATGTCTTCCTTCCCCCACTCTGGATAAACAGTATACTCCGGCTTCTCCCTTTCCTCTCTCTGGAAGAGTCCTCTCCACCAGTCGCCCCAATCTTCCATACCATAGAAATCACTAATATTTTGCCAGAAACCTCTCTCAACATCTCTTTCTTGAGGCTCCATTTCATAGGACTCCTCAAGCTCTCTAAGCCTTCTATCCATCCCAACCACATTTCTTCCACTTCCAATAAATGTAGGCATCCCTCTTTCCCCTTCTCTTTAATACCAACTAATTGGCTGGCCAACAGATTGAGTTGGCTGTCTATAAGAATAGCTATCCTGACTTTCCTCTTCTCCCATAAAGCTATCCCACAAACTCTCCCAGTCAAATCCTTCCAACCCCTCCACTTCTCCTTCTCCCTCTGTATCTTCCATCAACCCTTCAAAGAGTTCTTTAAGTTGCTCAAACTCTCCTCCTTCTTCTCCCATTTCTCTCCTACTCCTAAATCTAACGCTTTCTCTAGAAGGGTCTGGAGTATAACCTCCTGCTCTTATAGCCATTGTTCATCCTCCCACATTCCATCATCACTTTTAAATGCTTGTTTCTCCAATATAGTAGCTAGACAACAATCCTCCATAGTAACAACTGGAACCTCCTTAGGATTTTCGAAAAAACTCTCCATCATATCTGCAAAATCTCCACTCTTTTTCTTCCTAGCCTTCTCTTCAAGTGGAGCAATTTCATCTACCTGAAGGGCTATCCCAAAACCTATAACTCCATCATCGTGGCAACCACTCTTAGCAATAGGCTTCCCAGTCTTGTTTCTAACAAAAGTCATCAATTCACCAACTAGTCTTTGACTATTCAACTTTCCAGCCCTGTCAAGCAGATACTCTCTAATTCCTCCAACTAATTCATTTCTTGAACTCGTATCTGTTCTCCATCCTTTCTTAAATGAGACACTTCCTTTACTAACATCATATCTCGGAGCCATAAAGAGGTGGCTAATTTGAAGCTCGACTGCCTTATCAAAAGTCGCAAGACCAGGACCAGTAGTCTCAATGCCAACCCAAGGAAAAAACCCATCAGTCTCACTCCCAGAGTATAACTTAGAAACAGCCCAAACAACATAAGCAAGTTGAATCTCATCCAGCCTGCTGTAGTATGTTGCCACGACATCTTTAGACAATCTATTAAGCACAACAATAAATGCAAAGTCTCCCTCTTCGACCCCCTCAACCACATCAACACCCACAGCGTAGCTATTGAAATCTTGACGTTTTTCGTAGACAACAATGTAGCCCTCCCAGTCATTAGGAGATAGAATGACTTCTACTTCTCCGTTATGGAGAACAGGAATAAGAAACTCTACTGGTTCATCTGGCATCTTATGCCAACTCTTTAACATCTCCCAGGCCTTACCCTCAAAAACTGGTCTACCTGCTCCAAGGTAATCCATTTCTAACTCTTGAGCAATCTCACTGGGAGTTCTTCTTCTACACTCCCCTTCATACCAGGGACTCGTTAATTTCTCTTCTGGAACATAGCTACCTCCCCTATTCCCTCGCTCATGTTCATTGGGAGCTGGCCAAATACAGCTAAGTCCTCTTGCTTTCCTTGGATGCAAGCTCCAGTGGAGCGTAGCTTTCTTAGTTCTTCCGTCAGTAACAAGCCGGTAAAATTGGCCTCCCGCACCAAAAGCAGTAGAAACTGCAATCCTACTTGGCGAGGCATCACCTCCAGCTGTCCATGCTGATTCATCAGAACCTTCCCATTTGGCAAATTCATCATATAGTATTGCAAGGTATCTCCCCTGGGTAGAAAAGTTAGGGTTATTAGATTCTCCAGTGAAACTACTCTCAGTTACTGGATTCACCAGCTTCATAAAGGTGTCATGACTTCTAGGGTTAAAGCCTTTCGGTCTAAGCCATTTGGGAAGTCTATTCAATAAGTATCGCAACTTGGCAAAGTGTGTCCTAGGATCTCCCTTCTTGTCAACATAGTCCTCAATTCTAGAACCGAGAAGGAAGTCAGCTCCTCCGGAAGGCTGACACCAGAACCAGAACATTGTCCCGAGCACAATCCACGTGGCTCCCATATCTCTAGATTTTTCAATACACTCATCCTCTCCATTATTAATACTATCCCTAAGTCTCAAAATCTCTGCATCCTGATAAGGATAAGTACAAAAAGGCTGGTGGTGAAATGGCCTACGCCTTACGTCAAGGGTGTAGAAAAAGGCATTAAAAGCGAACAACACATCCTCATAAAAGAGCCTCTTGAGCATCTCGCGAAATTCCAGATTAACCCTAGCCTTTCTAAGTATCTTTGTTCTCCACCTAAGATTCTCTGTAGGATTCTTTGGATAGTCAATCACCCCCTAAGCCTCCCCTTCCATCACCTCTTCATCCTCATTAATCATATCCTCTACAGCTTCATATAACTCCTCTTGTTCCATCCCCTCTACTTTCTTATGTGCATGAGCATGGAGGTGGAGATGTCTCTGGGCCTGTTCCTTCTTCCCATGTCCTGCCCTATCTAATACATCAAAGGCAGTCTTTGTTTTTAATTCTCTAGAAAGCTCTTGAGAATGGAGATTCTCATCTAGAATCTCCACTGCTCTAGTTGCCATTCTCTTCAGCTCATTTGTTATATTAACACTTTCTAGATCTGCTTGACCCTCTAGCCTAAGAAGTTCTGCTTGGAAAAGGGGGGAATGGAGAATCCTAGTCACTTGTCCTGGAGTAAATCCAGTAATCATAGCTACCTCTCCTGGCTGCATCCCCTCAACAAATAGCCTAGCCATACTTCTATGATGTGGCCACAATTGACCTATGGTTGGTGTTAATCCCTTTGAGTGTGCTCCCACCCTTTTTCTCCTTACTTTGAAAACTTTTCTATTCTATCTTCTACCATCTTCTCAAACTCATCTAAGGAAGTTCCTTTAGTTGTTACAGTAGCTCTAGCTAATGGTCCTTTTCCTCTAAAAGTCCATTGATGGTAGGCAAATTCTGGCCTATCTGGAATTTGATTCACATAGGCATCGTAGGTAAGTCCTTGAGTTTTGAACTTCTCCAGAATAGTTTGTGTCTCCCTAAGCATCCTAGGGTTAAGACCCTTTGTAAATTTAGAAATTCCTCCCCCAACTCCAGCAAAAGCCATTTCCATTATCTCTTCGTCAGAGAAATCAGTAGGCTTCTTAAACCCCTTTGTTATATCAGCTACAGTTTTCTCCACCACTTCTTTCAAAAAGTCAATATAGCCATATTTCATAGCTTCTTCAGTCTGTGGAGTCCTTCTCAAGATTGTTGGCATCATCAAACCTCTATTAATTCATTTTTTGAATCAATCTAGTAGTTCAAAATGTCCAAGATCATTAAATTCTCCTTCCTTATTTGGCCTACCTTTCCAAGCTCCTCCCCACCTTAGGGCTACTTTGTTTTTCTGCGCAAGAAAGAGTATAACAACAGCCAGTTGGAAGAATCTTTTTTCATCCTTCCAATTAATAGGCCAGGGAGCTAGGTCATAAGCCTTAGAAGGCCAACTATTATGTTTGCTAAGGGGCCACTCTAGCCGAGATCGCCCTTCTTTATATAGTCTATTTTGTTGATCCTTAGCTCGATGGCCATGTAGAACGGAGAAGTCAACAATCTCAATTGCCTCTTTAGCAATTTCTTGCAATTTAGAATTACAAGTATCAAGCTTCTCCAATGATCTACGGGAAAACGTAGGCATATTTCAGTCTCCTGGAAGGTATTATAATATATAAGGAGTGAAGAGTCAACCCCTCATGACCCTTGATGTCCCTCTTTTCCCCTAAATGTTAATGCCCTTCTCGATTGATTCAAAAAATGAATCAATGTAGTTAATATAGAGAAGTGGAAAAAAAGGGCCTGGGTACTATACCCCTACCCTTTATTAATGTCTACTCTATTAAAGAGTAGGGTGAAGTGGGGTAGGTTGGCGTAGAAAAAGTGTAGATGAAAAGTGGTGTGAGTATTCTTTGGGTCTTTCTCACCCCGCCAAGTTTAGTAAACCCCCCAGAGGCCCTTTTACTTCCCTCGAATACTACACTGTGGTACTCCACCTTGGCCCATCTAAAGTAGGCCAACTTAGTTGCTCCACCCATCCACCTTGCGTCATGTCAAACCGGCGTAGCCTTTGTTGTCCCAACCTTCGCCTCCCCTATCCCACACTGTGTCAATCAAGTCATCAATACCATGTGGGGACAACATCAACCCATTGATTGATTGATTGAAAATTTAACCCAATCCAACCCAATTTTCAATCTAACCACCAATCTAACCAATCCTATCCCAATTAGGGTCAACGAATTCCCCGAATATTCAACCACCTGGTTGTTTGATTGAACGGGGATACGATTTGTGATTTTTGAAATTTGTTAGTTTGTTCAATTGTTGTTTCTTGTTGTTTCTTTTAGTTTTTATTTTTTTTTTAAAGAAACAGAAACAACTCCAACCCTAAATTTCATCAAACAATGGGATGGGGTTCAATCAAACAACCAACCCGTTGACACCCATCCATCCCATCAATTCACCTGGGGAAGGCAACCATAAGTACAAAATATTATACCTCTGGTACAACAAGTTGTACCAGCACTTCTATTAACAATTACAACAACTTACACTACATTACATCATTTATTGAATCAATCCAGTACAAAATATTATACCCGCAACGGCAATATTTTTGTTCAGAAAATGAACACATCCACCCTAACACATTGATTTCATTGAAGAATTAAATTAATTACTCCAAATATTGATTTTTGGCATAAGGTGTGCAATAATACCCATACAACAATAAAACATATTAACCAGTTTTTGTGGGTTGTCTACCCACCTGTTCTTTGACAATTTAATCTTTACTCGCCATAATAACCAACACCAACACCAACACCTATATTGATTCATTTTTTGAATCAATGTAGGAAAAGAGAGGAGTATATTATGGCAAAAAAGAAAGAAGAAAACGTTGAAAACGTTGAAAACGTTGAAAACGTTGAAAATGTTGAAACATCGAAGCGTGAGATTGAACACATCGCTGGGGATAAGCCTGACGATGGGAAGGAATATCTCCACACAAACATAGGCTTTTCCCGTGACTCAACTGTAAAGTATGAGATTTACTGGCCTGTACCCATCACGGGCATCACAGAGGACTTGGATGCACTTTCCCAGGAATGCCAGGAGCGTTATGACTGTGGACTTGCGGATATGATAAGGAGTGGAGTGAGGCAACTTACCACACGGCCAAATTACAAAGACGTGGGATTTGATGAAGTTGGTATTCTCAAAGACAATGGACACGCATTGATGCAGCAGATGGCGGATTTCTACAAAGTTGGCCAGAGAGTCGCCGGTGAAGGTGTCAAGTCCAAAGCCGCGAAACTTGACAACCTGGCTGCAAAACATGGCGCAGGTTCCATTGAAGAACTTGAGGCAAAATTGGCAAAGATGGAACAACTTGAAAGAGAAGGAAAACTGTAGGATTAATTAACCAAAGGCGAGTAAGGATTAAATTGTTAAAGAACTCTTTTACATTTTACTAACCCTTTAGAGAAAGGAGTAAATGTTATGTCAGAGATTAAAACTATTGATAAGTTACCAAGGAGTTTGTTAATTAAATTGGCTATAGAATTCGGTTTCAGGGAGTATATGATAACTGATGAAGTATCTGATTACTGTTTAGCTGATTTTATATCCAGATCTATCTAAAAAGAAAGGAGAAAAACATCATGACAAAGACGTTTGAAATTTATTTTAGTGATTTAACCAAAGAGGCTCAAGAGGAACTTTGCAAGGCTTTTGAGACAACTAAAGAAGAGGAAAATTGGGATGTCTTTTCCTTAGCTACAATAGAAAGAGAGGAAGGATGCTAAAAAACACTCCCACCTAAAAGAAAGCCTGCCGTAGCTTTCTCCTACCCCTAAATAGCCCATACTCTTACGCCGGAGAGTATGGGCTATTCCTCTTCCACCCTATTCTATATTGATTCAAAAAATGAATCAATGAAGTTATTAAATCAACAAATGGAGGAAAAGAATAATTACTATAAAACTTCCAATTTTCCCTATTTTGTGTTACAATGATGACCATGTACAAAATGAAAACACTCTTAATGATATTAACCTTAATCTTGGGAATTGCCTCTCCTCTTGCCTACCCAAGGTGGACACTGGAAGAGGACATTAGAATTCTCAAGGCTAAGTGTCAAGAAATTTATCCTGTTGCTTCTTTGGAAATCGACCCAGAGACACAAAATCTATTAATTAAGTGGAAGGGAGGTGACTCCTATGGAAGAGTGGTGAAGGGAGAGATCTATGGGAAGTAAGATAATTTAAGAGAAAGGAGAAAGAAAGATGACACTAAGAACTGGAACAAGAGCATGGAAGGTAGTTACAAAAGATAGAAAAAGTGTAGTACCTATGTTATTAATGAATGAATTTGCTAGGGAAATAAGTCGCAAAGAAAAATTAAAACTAATAGATAAATTATATGACAGAAAAGTGTTCAAAACCTACCACCCTAACTCAATAATAAGAGCAAATAAAGGTCTTCCTCCACTTACAGCATTTAAAAGTGCTGAGATGGCGCATAGATGGAAGAATTGTTTTACCTGTCTACGAAGTACAATCGTTATACCTATTATAGGATACAAAGAAGAGGAATTATTACTCTCTTCATTTAAGTGGGCTATTTTTAGCGATACTCTTTTACTAAAAATTGATACTTTCTTGCGCCATAGCAGAATCGATGGAGCAATAGGGTTCAGAAAAATTAAAGTAATAGAATAAACTATCAATCAAAAAAAAAGGAAGGAGAAAAGAATGAATACAACCCAGCAATATGCAGAAAGAGCTATCCTTCTCAAGAACCTCCTCCAGCGTATAGTCCCCAAGAGAGGAAAAGAGGAAGAATATTCTCTTAAGGGAATAATAACCCAGGAAGAGAGAAATGCTATAGTTGTGGGACTTCATGAGATGAAAGAGGTGATGGCAAGGAGGAGGCTTAGGTAAAGAAGGGAGGAAGGAAATGGTAGATAAATTTAGCTACCTCTTACAGTCTGTGATGGAAGAGAAAGCGAAGAAGTTCTCCAAATTCTCTCAAGAGACTCCTCTAGCCATACCTTCCACAGAGGAGGAAAGGAAGATTGAGATTAATCTTCTCAAGAAGACAATGACTAATCTCTATAAACAGATCAAAGAAGGGAGAGAAATACTAAGAGAAAAAGAAGCCTCCTTTGTCTCAATGGGAGATTACAAGTATACTCTTGAGAAGTTTGATGTCCCAGTGATTAAAATCACTAAAAAGAAAACCTGCTCTCTGAAAAAAGAAAAAGAAGATCTCTTGAGAAAACTTGAGGGTATGTCTCCAGAAAGATTAGAGAAGCTTAAGCAAATAAAGCTATAGAAGGAAAAGAGGTAACAAAGAATGGAAAGAGGATATAGCATAGTGGCACTTGACAATCCAAAAACATCAGCTAATGTTGGTTCAGCTATGCGAGCAGTTGGAGTATATGGAGCAGTAGCACTCGTATATAGTGGCAATAGATATAAGCCTAGCAATATTGATACTATGAAGCACCACCGTCATGCTCCTTTAATTAGATCTGATAACTTACATGATATTGTCCCCTACAACTGTACACCAGTTGCTGTAGATTTAATTAAAGAAGCAATTCCCTTGCCAGAATATCAACATCCAGAACGAGCGTTCTACATCTTTGGTGCAGAAGATGCAACTCTCGCAAATAGAATCTTGTCATGGTGTAGAGATATTGTTTATATTCCTACTCGCAGATGTATGAACTTAGCCGCAACTGTTAATGTAGTTCTTTATGATAGAATGTCAAAACAATTAACAAGTAGATAACCTATGCCTTATAGTCTAACTTATAACCCTCAGAAATATGAAGAAGTAGAGAAATATCTCTCTCATCTTTCTGAGATAGAAGAGGGAAAAGCGTTGGTTATTCAAACATCCTCACAGGAGGAGTTAGATAAGCTAACTTGGCTCTTCTATGACTACCTCCACTTAATCGGAGCAACTTCTCTCTATTCTATAAAGAAAGTATTTTATAATCTTTGTATAGGAAAGAAAAAACCTTCCCTCTCAAATCTTGTCAATGCTACTCCAAAGACCCTAACTCAAGAAGTTGATGATATTCTCCAAACTCTTATAGCTTCTCCTGCTCCAAGAAAGAAGATTATAGAGCTTGTGGAGAGTAGAAATTACTCCTGGACCTCTCTTGGGTTACTCTTACTTGAATATAGTAGAGTAATGGGAGAATAAAAGGGAAAGGGAAGAGTACTCTGCCTAACTCAAGAACTCTCAGATCAGCATTTGCTGAGGAAGTGAGGTGGAAGATGGAAATAATAGATTTTCAGGGAAGCAAAGTACCAGCAACATATCTCGGCGACGGAGTCTATACTATTTTTGATGGCTATGGTATTTGGCTTCATGCTAACGATCACAAAAATCCCACAGACAAAGTTTACCTTGAGCCTTCAGTAATGGAAGCCCTGAAAAGGTTTGAGAAAGACTTAATGAGTTGCGAGAAAAAGGATGAAGGAAAGGAACCCGAGAATTTGGCCAGAACTAACTATAAGTAAAAAAGACAACAAGCATAGGTTTGAAAGCTGTCTATTCTACAACGTTTGCCTTAGCGAGGCAGCAAAAAAGCATTGGTCTTCATTTACTTGCTATTTTTGCAGCTACAATCCTCTTTGGAAAGGAGGCGAAGAAAATGAAAACTTACACAGAAGCAATACATGCAAAAAGAGTTAAAAAGATGCTTGGGAGAAAAGATCCTTGTATTCATTGTCCAGGTGCTCCAAACCTTCTGAGTGGCAAAGGATTACTTAAAGGATATACAGAAGGAGATCGTATTCTATCTAGTAACCAAATTTGTACTATATGTAGAAAATTTGTCAAGGCTAAGTATTGCCCTTGCACAAATTTCGGCACGGAAGAAGCGATAAAACGAACTTGGATAGCCCTGGAAGAGAAAGGATATCTGGAAGAGAAAGGAGAAAAACAACATGAGAGATGAAGAACTTAGAGCTGCTGGTCCACCAAACACTTTTGACAATACTCTCCTAACTGGATGGCAAAAGTGTCATAGACAAACCTACTGGTTCCTTAGGAGGCTTACTACCCAGAGGACTCCATCTTACTTTATCTATGGGAGGGCATGGGGAGTAACGCTTAATAAATGGCACTCAACAGAGGGAGAGAACAAGGAGATAAGGGTGACGAAGGCTCTTCTTGCTGGAAGGAAGGTGTGGGACAGTGAACCTATAGAGATCTATGAGAATCGTCCCAACGACACCTGGCAAGGGCTGGAGGCTATGTTTGAATGGTATGTAGAGGCTTATGGAGAAGAAGAGCCCTGGAGGCAAATAGGAGACGAAGTAGGTTTCCGCTTCCCCATCCCTAACACTACTTTATTCTACGGAGGAAGTCTTGATGCATATATAGAGTGGGAGCCTTATGGAGTCATGTCAAGAGAGGACAAAGCCCCAGGAAGCTACCTTACCCAGGGCTATAGGGATCAATGGAGTCATGTTAGTCAAATCTCCGGTTACCTTTGGGCTCTCCACCAGCTTGTTGAAAAACCCTTTGGAGTTATGATGAACATCTCTTCCAAGAGGCCAAGAAAGGACAATCTCCTCCGCTTTGGTAGGGATCTCCAGACTAGAAGTGAGTGGAGAATAGCAGAGTTCATGAAAGACACTGTGGCTATGTGTGATGAATTTAGGAGAGAGTGGGACAAGGGAGGATGGTTGTGGGCTAAGACAGGGGAGAGAGATCCCTACGCTTGCTCTGGTGGACCAGGCCTCTCCCCTTGTATCTATAAATCTCTCTGCTTACAAGAAATGCTCCCGTGGGAAATGGAAGAGAAGTATAACTTCACTGAACAATTTAGATGGAGTAAAAGAAAGTGGACTCCGTGGAACCGCTCGGGTGAATGATCATGAAGACTATGATAGATAGAAACAGATTAATGGAGAAGTTGTTGTCTATAGAGAAAGGAGAAGAAAAGAATGGACAAAGATAAATTACTCGACCACAGCATAACATTACCTAATCTTAGAAACTTGAGAAAAAAACTTACAAAAATAAGAAAAGAAGAACATTGTGTTAATATCACAATAGAGAGTTTTTTCTACAAACACGACAAACATATAGATGAGATAATATGTATCTGGGATGAATTTACTATAAAAAACTACTACGCTAGAAGTTTCACTATTGCGGAACATATAATTAATCTCTTAGAAAAAGGAGACGAAGATGCCCTTAAACAGTACAAAAAAAGACATTAAGCAACCTACTCTACCAAAGAAAGCTTCCAAACCTTCCATCCTTGAGGAGGCAAAATCCGCTAAGGACATGGAACTTCCAGAGAACTACAAGATAAAGGGACTCCTTGCTGGCCCAAGTGGAAGTGGAAAGAGAATGTCCTCAACCACCCTCCCAGGAAGGCTACTTCTAGTTGACTTTGATGGAAGGAAGGAGACAGTGGCTGGAATGGAGAATATAGAAACTCTTTCCTGCTATGATCCTGACCCGAAGTCTCCAAAGGGATGGATGAAGTCAGAGGAGCTAAGGAAGGATATTTGGGCCTCCGTTAGGAAAGGCAACCTCCCCTACGATGGGATTATTGAAGCTACCCTAACGAGTATGCTTCGCTATTGCATGAATTGGAGCCTACTCCTTGACCCCAAAAGAGGTCTCGGGGGGAGTCCAGCAAAGCAACACTATATGCCTCAAATGAAGAATGTGAGTGATCATATTCTCTCCCTAAAGAGTCTTCCCCTCCACTATATCCTAACTGCCCATCTTGAAATTATTGAGGATGAAGAGATGGGAGGACTTAAATATCTCCCCAAAGCCACAGGGAAGATGAGAACAGAGATTCCTGGGTGGTTCAATGAGTGTTATTTTTGTTCTAGAGAAAAAGACAAGAATGGGAAGCTCAGGTATTACTGGACTACCGCTGGCACGGGAAGGTGGGACTTTCTCAAATCAACTCTTAACCAGCTTAATAAACATTGGAGTGATCCTATTGAGGTTAATTTTAACAAATCTCCAGTAGGGTTTAAGAGGCTTCTTGAAATGAGGTTTGGGAAGAAGAAAGGAGGTGAAAAAGAGAGAAAGGAGGAGAAAAAAATAGAAAGGAGGTGAAAAAGATGAGTGAAAGTGAAAGTTTTATCTACGGAGAACTTAGACAAACAAAAAACAAAGTTGTCTTTGAGGCAGAAGATCCAACAAAGTGTCCTATTAAAACTTTCTACATTGAAAAATGGCATCCCTTCGCAGAAGGGAAAATACTACAGTTAACCATCCAACCAGTAGTAAAGAAATGATGCTTGATTGATTCATTTTTTGAATCAATATAGAAGTAAACACTTTAAAGAGAAAGGAGAACAAAAATGCCTACATTTACATTTAACAAGCCTGTAGAGGATATTGAGGAGCCCATTCTGCTAGAAGAAGATTGGTATCGAGCTAGGATTAAGGAGACTCCAACTATTGAACCCAACAAGAAGATGCAAGAGGATTCTACTCAAGAGGGCGCTGGACACAATCTTCTAATTAAATTGACTCTCATTGACGGAGAAGCTGAGGGAAGAAGGTTCCAGCTTTACCTCCCCTGGCCTTCGCTGGAGGACGAGGATAAGTATGATGGGATTGGAATGAAGATAAGTGATGCTAAGATGCAAAGAATCTCTAACTTTGTCGAACAATTTGGCGGAGTCGTTGATGGCACTGACATTGTAGTTGAGGAAAACATGGAAGGTTATGTCTATGTCAACAGGGGACTCGATCAGAGTGGCCAGGTTATGAGAAACAACGTAGACCCGTTTGCTGGGTTTAAGAGTGTGAAAGAAGGTGAGGAGAACCTTCTCAATAGCAAAAGTATGGAAGATGATATTTCATTCTAACTATATTGATTCAAAAAATGAATCAATGTAGAATTAAAGTGCTGGTAGTGGCAGGAGTGGTAAGTGTGGAGACTGAAGCTTAAATCATCAGGCCACCCTAAAGGGATACGATTGAGCTTATCTGTTCGGTAGACGCACACAGAGACCTCCTGTGGTAGAGTTAGGTGGGTAGAACTGGAGGCATCAGTTCACTCACAAACCTCTTCCAGGTTCAAATCCTGGTACCGAGAGGTGTGGCGGAATCTGTCACTGCCAGCTTTTAAATTAAAAGAGAAAAGAAAGAGAAGGATTATGAATGATTCTAAGAGTGTTGGTAAATTAACTGTAGAATTTGCTATAGATGAAACTATCCCTGGACCTCATCCAAAATGTACTTGTTGTCACAAAGTTCTCTTTGCTGAAGATGAAAGAATAGTCCTTCGGAGGGAACAACCCAATAGACAAGGAATAAGAGAAGGAATATTCTTCTGCTTCTCTTGCTCATTGGAAGTTGCGTCTAGTATAAGGAGGTTACTTGGCTATGAAGAGTGATATGAAAAATATTCACTTCCTTGTTCCTCGTCCACTCTACGAGGAGTTTAAAACTGCCTTCCCAGAGGTAGGGCTTATGAAGATTCTCTTTACAAAATTCATGCAGCTTGTGATAGAGGGAGCAGAGAAGAAGGATTGCTTTGTAGAGAGTATTTATAAAGAGGTGGTAGATAGTTGTAAGGAGAATGAAGAGTAATGTCCTATCGAACCCATCTATATAGATATATTCAATCAACAGAGAAGCCTGGAAGATATATTATTCAAAGCTACCGAGACGAATTTCGTAAAATTACGTTGGCAAGGTGGAAGCTTATAGGGATAATGAAGGGAAAAATTAAAGACTTTGACAATTATATCTGGAAGTTGGATGGAAGATCAGTTCGTTATATGAGAAATAAGATTATAATAGAGAATAAAAAACACAAACTAGTTGGAGAAGAGTAATGCCACTACTTGAATTAGAATTTGAAGTATTTTGTTCTTGTGGAAATGGTATGTGTAATAGTACTACAGAAGGAAGAAATGGGCATTCTCAGTTTATAGAAGTAGAACCCTGCGGAAAACGTCTTGAGGCAAGTAGAAATGAAGGTTATAACGAAGGTTATGAAGAAGGTTATGCTCAAGCAAAAGAAGATATAGGAGAAGACGGATGAAAGCTCTAGCTAGATTAATTGGTCCTGCTCCATCTGAGATGACCATAGAAGAGCTAGAAGAGGCTATAAAAAAGGAGCACTCTAGAGTAACAACAGGTCTTTCTGAGGGAGCCTATGCCTATGGAGAAAAGAAAAAGAAAAGAACTCCTTCTAGGACTATGATAGCTACAAATCTCGAGAAGAAATATGAAATGTCTCTTAGAGAGATGGAGGAAAAACTTGAGAAACTTAGGAGATATGAGGAAGCTCAACTGAAAGTAAAAGAGGAGGATAAAAAACTTGTCTATCAACAAGATGAAAATGCCTTACTAAAAGAGAAGAGAAATGGAGAAAAAAGAAAAACTTGAGGAAATTCTAATAGATGCTCTTTGTCACAGGAAATTTTCCGAAGCAGAAGCCAAGAAACTTCTATTTTCTTATCATAAGAAATCTGAATGTCCTTACTTAGATCAAGATGGATGTGGGAAAGGTTATTATTTATACAAAGAAGAACATAGAAGAGCAGAGGCACTTTTAGAAAGATTAACAAATTTTAAAAGATTTATTGAACCATTTTTAAATACTATAGAAGAAAAAACAAGGTTCATCAGAAAAAATTATTGGGCCTCAGAAGAATTTGAACAAGACAAGTGGGAGGATTTTAAATCTGAGGAAAATATCTAAGGAGAAAGGAGAAAATGAAAGAAGTTAAAAAAGTATACAGCTTACCTGTAGCTGAAATTATTATTCCAGAAGATAGAATTAGAAAAGAGTTTGAAATGAAAAAACTCAGGAACCTGGCTATGTCATTTCAAACAAGAGGACAAAAACAGCCTGGGGTATGTAGAAGAGAAGGAGAAAAAATTATTCTCGTTGCTGGAGAAAGAAGGTTAAAGGCTTGTGAAATGCTTGGGATTGAATATCTCTTTACTCTTGATGAGGTTGGAGAGGATAATACCTACGAAATAAAGAAGATAGAACTAGAGGAGAATATCTGCAGAGTTGACTTAAGTTGGCAGGAAAAAGTAGCTGCGATTGAACAACTTCACAGAATTGAACAAGAGGAGAAAGGAGTAGCCCAGGTAGGAGTAAGAGGTGGACACTCAATAAAGGATACTGCAAAAATTGTTGAGGAAAGTGTAGGAAGTGTCTCAGAGGATTTGAAACTTGCCATCTTTGCAAAGTCTTCAAAGGAGGTAAGAGAAGCAAAGACAAAGGGTGAGGCAAAGAAGATTATTAAACGACTTGAAGAAAAGATGGAGAGATATGAAAGGTTTGAGAAGACTCTAGAGGAGGCTAAGGAAGAAGAAGGTGGAGATAAAGAAGTTAAAGTAACCTCTGAGGAACAAATGATCTTCTTTGCTAAGAAGATTCATCTCTCAAAGATGGAAGATAAACTAAAAGACTGGGAAGATGGATGGTTTGATGTAGTATGCTTTGATCCACCTTGGAGAGTAGGCATAGACAGCGTGAGAAAGAAGGGAGGTGGTACTGATGATTTTGAGGACACCGAGTTGGAGAGTGAAGATTTCAGGGAAGAACTCACTGGCTGGTTGCAAGCTATCCACGCTAAGATGGCAGAGAATTCGCATTTATACCTTTTCTTCGGTATTGTTAGGCATAACCTTGTTTATAGACTCCTCTCAGAAGCAGGCTTCACTACAAATAAGATTCCCCTCATTTGGCACAAGCAAGGTGCTCACGTTGTCAGGACACCTGACGTTTGGCCAGGACGCAGCTATGAACCTATCGCTTTCGCGAGGAAGGGGAACAAAAATCTAGTTCGCAAAGGCGCCCCAGATGTTATCCCAACCCCAGCACCAACTCCATCTATGAAAAAGAATCACCCTACAGCTAAGCACCCTTCAATCTATCTTGAGCTTCTCCAACGTTCTTGTCTCCCAGGAGATAAAGTTCTTGACCCAATGTGTGGAAGTGGAATGTTTGGAGTAGCCGCAGATGCTCTAGAGCCTTCTCTTAAGTTAAAGTGGGAGATGATAGAGGAGAAAGCTGACTTTAGAAGGTTGGCTATTTTAAATGTAGTAGATGGATTCTCCTCTATAGTCCAGAGACAGGAACCCCTTGAGCCTCCTGAGAGTCCTTATACAGATAAACTAGAGAAGAGTGTTGAAGAAGCTAGGGGGTTTAAAAATCTTAAAATAGGAAGTGAAGAATGGAAATTCTATTGGAATGAACATAAAGACGAGCAAGATGAAATGATTGCTTGGAGAAAGGAGAAAAAATGAAAGAAAAATTCATAAAGGCCTTCGAGCCTACTATGGTGGTTAAGGTTGAGAATCTAGGAAGTGGTGAGAAAGAAGCTTTCCATGTTTTGAGAGAAATCATTAAGCTTCTCACTGTTGACTACTTTCACATAACAGATAGCACAAACAAAACAATCTATCTTAAGAAGAAAGGAGGAAAGAAATGACCTCAATTCCTATAAGAAGCTGCCATAGATGTCAACCAGAGAAGTGGAAGCAAATTGGTCCATCCCTTGCTACCTATTTTTGTTTAAAATGTAGGAAGAATGTTAATCAAATTCTAGAAAGGAGAAAGAAGAATGATCTACATAGCAAGTCCCTACACAGACAATGATGAAAGAGTCATGAAGGCAAGATATGAAGCTGTTGCTAAATTTTGCTTCGAGGCTACGCAAGCAGGCTACCATATTTTCTCTCCAATAGCTCACTGGCATCCAATTGCTGTGAAATATAGACTCCCAAGAGATAGCTACTTTTGGCTTAGATATAACTTAGACGCAATGAAGATGTCAGAAGCATTCTGGTTACTAATGATAGATGGCTGGAGTGAATCTATAGATCTTAATAGAGACTATGGAGTAGCATTAGGGCTTGGTTTGGAGGTAAGGAGAATTAGTCCGCATAAATTTGAGGATAAAAATAACTAAGAAGGAGGCTCGTGAAATGTACTACATAATAATTGACATTGAGACAACAGGTCTTAATAAGCTAAAAGATACTCCCATCCAAATTGCTTGGGAAGTTCTTAATGATAGAAATCAACAAGTAGGTGACGGAAATTTCTACATCTGTCCTCTAAATCCCATTAGCTACAAAATAACTAATATCACAGGAATTCGCCAAGAGGTTCTTTCCGGTCAAGGATACTCAGACAACGTAGCAGCTAAGAAGTATATGGATTTAATATGGAAGTACCAACCTTGCACCCTCGTAGGCCACAATCTTATCTCTTTTGACTTCCCTATTCTCCACAACTGGATGGAGAAGTATTATAAAGGTAACTTCAAACAGCCTCCCATCACCTCTCTAATTGATACCATGCACCTAGCTTCTACATACTTCAAGACATCTAAGTGGCTAAAACTCGAGGAGTGTGCTCGACGCTTTGAAATTCTCTTTAACAGAGAACAACTCCACAATGCTGTTGCTGATGTAGCCCTAACAAAGGCAGTCTATTTAAGCTTACTCGATTGATTCATTTTTTGAATCAATGTAGAAAAAAGAAAGGAGAAAGAAAGATGAGTAGAAGAACCTATGTAGGAAAATGTGTAGAATGTGGAGCTTCCCTTTACTACAACGAGATGGAAGAGAGACTAGAGGCTAGTGGTGGAGAGAAGGGGTGTTTGCATCACTATGATTGGCCAGAGGATAGAGAAGAGGAGGAGAAAGATGAATCGACTAACAACAAACATAGTTCCATTTGAAGGACCACTAGGAGCAAAGACTATATTCATAGGAGAGGCACCAGGATGTTTTACTGAGGAATCTAATGTAGAGGTTTTGACAGTAACTGGTTGGAAAGCTATAAAAGATTACAGTAAAGATATTCCTATAGCTCAATATGATAATTCTAAAATAGAGTTTGTTTTACCTACAAAAGTAATAAAGGAAGATTATTCAGGTAAAATAATTAATCTGCGAGGAGGAATTGATACTCAAATTACTCCTAATCACAAATTTCTTCTATATAATAAATACCACAAGAAATATCTAACTGAGCATGCTAATAGGTTAAGACTAAAATATGGTGAACAATCCTTTATTTTATCAGGAAGTCAGAAAGACGGACATTCTTTAGATGAAGATATTATAAGACTTATAGCTGCTACTCAAGCTGATGGTAGCTATGAAAGCACTGGAATCAGATTTGAATTCACTAAGAGAAAAAAAGTCTACAGGTTAGTTAAAATACTCACTAATCTTGGAGTAGCCTATAAGGTAGGAGGAGTTAATATTAGAAAATCTTGCAGATTGAGAATTCCCAAAGAAGAATGGATATATGATGTAGTCCGTAGGATGATTCCTAAGAAAATATTTGATTGGAAACTCTTAGGCCTAAACAAAAATTCTTTGCAAGTATTGCTTAGCGAACTAGAATTTTGGGATGGTTATAGAGACAGCAGAAATTCTAACTGGAATTCTTTTGAGTATTCTTCTAGTATACAACAGAATATAGATGTAGTACAAGCTATTGCCCATATGATAGGATACAAAGGCATTTACTCATCACATAAAGGAGGAACCAGAATCAGTATTTCTTCCTACGATAGAACTGGAGTAAAAACAGTAAAAGCTTTTACTTCAGATTATTCAGGAAGAGTATATTGTCTAAAGGTTCCTTCAGGATTTTTCGTAGTAAGAAGTAAAGGAAAGGTTTTCATCACAGGAAATAGTGATGAAGATAGTGCTCTTAAGCCCTTCATTGGAGCTGCGGGGCAACTGCTTGATAGATGTTTTAGAACTGTAGGCATTAATAGAGCAGATGTAGCTATTGGAAATATCTTTCTCCAACGTCCTCCAAAGAACAACATCAATTATTACTTTGAAGATAAAAAAAATACTAGGCCTACCTGGGAAGGACAGGAACATATAGATCATCTTCGAGACTATTTGAGGAAAAAGAAAGAGGAGGGAGGAGTGAACTTAGTTGTCGCCCTCGGAGCAGTCCCTATGAACGTCCTCACAGGGAAGAAGAGGATTGAGAAATGGAGAGGAAGTCTTCTTCCATCTACTCTAGTTGAGGGTTTCAAAGTCTATCCTACCTACCATCCCTCTTATGTTAATAGACTAATGAATGAGCCGGAGGAGAGACTTGATCCTGTTAAAAAGAAGAAACAACAAAATGTTCTTCCACTCTTTCTCCGAGACCTAGAGAGAATAATAACCCAGGGAGAATTCCCAGAGATTAGACGACCAAAGAGAGAATTTAATATCATCTCCTCTGCAAAGGAAGCTATTTGTGAATTGGAGAAATTAAAAAGTGGAGTTACTGCAAGTGATATTGAAACCCTATTTTCTCCTTATGGCCCACTCCTATGGTGTATAGGTTTCTCTCCTTCACCAGATTATGCTTTTGTTATCCCCTTCGTGAGGAATAGAAAACTCTACTGGAGTAGACAAGAAGAGGCTAGAATTCTTCAAGCAATCTCAAGAGTCTTCCTCAATTCTTACATAAAGAAAGTTTTCCACAATGGACTCTTTGATATGAGTGTTCTTGGAAGGTACTATAGTCTAAGGTGTGTTGATGAGAGTCTCGAAGATTCTATGCTTTGCTTTCATGCCTCCTTCCCTTACCTAAAGAAGGCTCTAGAGACTCTCACGAGTATCTACACGTGGGAACCCTACTACAAAGATGACGGGAAAGTCTGGGATGGTAGACGCATCAGTGATGAAGCTGAATTTGTCTACAATGCTAGAGACTGTTGCGTGACAAGGGAGATTTGGCCACAAGTTGAGAGGGATGCAAAAGAGCTTGAAACTTGGAAAGGCTATAGGAGAAGTATGAGTGTTGTCCCTTCTCTCCTAAGAAAACAAATAAGGGGAGTTAAAATAAATCTAGAAGAAAAAGAGAATCTCCAGAAGGTTTTTGGAGAAAAAGTAATAGAGAGTGAGAGAGTGTTGGTTGAGGCTACTGGACAAACCTGGAACCTCAATTCTTCTCCCCAGATGATTAGACTTGTATATGGCTATCTAGGAATGCCTATGCAGTACAATCACAAGACAAAGAAACCCACAACAGACAAAGATGCTCTTAATAGACTAAGAAAGAAACATCCAGAAAATAAAGTGTTAAAGGCTATTATAGATCATAGGAAGTTTGCTAAGCTTAGTGACACCTATGCTTCTATGAAAATAGAGAAGGATGGAAGAGTAAGAACTTCCTATGGATTTATCTCTACCTTTCGTCTCTCCTCTTCTGAGAGTATCTTTGGCGGAGGAGGAAATCTTCAAAACATCCCTGTGAGAACAGAGGAAGGAAGGCTCATTAGAAAGCTTTTCATCCCAGATGAAGGGAAGGTGTTTCTTGCTAGTGATCTTTCAAGAGCTGAAGCTATGGTAGTCGCATGGCTTTCCAATGATGTTAGACAAATTGAGGCTTTCAAGGCTGGAGAAGATACTCACTGGCTCAATGCCAAGATGATCTTTAAAATCCCCTCTTCTATCCCCTACAATTCTAGGGCTCTTTGGAGAGATCCTTTCACTAATGAAGAACATCTACTCAAGTTCTTCCGTGACCTTGCTAAGACTATTGTCTATGCTGCCTCCTATGGAATGGGCTATGGAATGCTTCAGGTAATTCTTATTAGAGAAGAAGTATACTTTAAACCAGCACTGTGTAAAAAACTTCTTCTACAATATAAGATAAACAATCCTATGCTTACTAATTGGCAAAATTCTATCAAAGAAGAAATAAGAGCAACGAGGACTCTTTATTCTCCTCATCCTTTTAATAGAAAGAGAGTCTTTAGAGGCAGGTTAAATGATGCTCTCTTTAGAAGTGCCATAGCCTTTAAGCCACAAAGTGTAGTAGGAGAAATAATGGAGGTTGTTATACAGAAACTCCACTCTAGGAGTAAAATCTTCGAGCCTCTTCTAAATGTCCACGATGAAGTTATTGGACAATGTTCTCCAGAAGATGTAAGGGAGGCTATGGAGGAGATAAAAGAGGCTATGAATATTCCCCTTCAAATTAATAATAGAGAGCTAGTGATTCCCTGTGACTTTAAAGTTGGGGAAAATTGGAGAGATTTAAAGGAGGTAGAATGATGAACTGGATTATTGGATGGGGCTCAGGATTGATAATGGCATTTGCTATTGTATATACATTCAAAATAGAAAATGTTATTATAGCAGTTCTTCTTGGATTTAGTCTATCTATGATTGGAATAATAATTGTTGAAATAGTTGATGCTTGATTAATTCAAAAAATGAATCAATATAGTTGGGGGAAGAGAGGTGAAGCTTGGAAAGCGGAAACTGGAAAATTGGCTCAATGGACTCCAAGAATATGTAGAAGACACTGAGGCTCCGAGGGATTTTTGGCTTTGGGGAGGAATATTTACACTTTGTACAGCACTTCAGAGGAGGGTTTGGCTCCCATATGGACTAGAGCCTATCTTCCCAAATATCTACGTGCTGTTGGTTGCACCTCCTGGGAAGTGTAGGAAGGCTGGGCCACCCTCTTTAGCAAAAAAGATGTTAAAGAAAGCTAACATCCCTGTCTCTATTGATTCTTTCTCCAAAAGAGATTTCACAAAAGAACTTGCAGAGCTTTATAAAACTGAACATTTTACTATAAACAACGAGATGAGCCCACAGACTCCCATTGGATTAATCTCTAAGGAGATGAGCAGCCTCCTTGCTGTTGACCCAAAGGGAATGATAGAGGTTTTAACTGACTTATTTGACTCACACGAGGAATGGGAATATGGAACAAGTGGACAAGGACACGACAAACTCTATGGTGTATGTGTTAGCTGTTTCATCGCCACCACTCCATCTTGGCTTGCAACTAATCTACCTCAGGAAGCTATTGGAGGAGGCTTCACATCTCGATTTGCAATTATTACAGGGTACGACAAATACAAGCGAGTCCCTATCCCTTCTATTCCAAGCGAGGCACTTTATAATAAACTCCTAAGTGATCTCTCTTCTGTAGCTATGCTCACAGGGGAGTTTAAATGGACACCAGAATCAAAAAGGTTTTTTGAGGAATGGTATGACACTCTTGATGAGAAGGTCAACAGAACAAAAGATGAAAGACTTCATTCTTTCATTGAGAGAATGCACTCTATAGCCCTCAAGGTAGCTATGGCACTTAGAGTTTCCTACTCCAATGAATTGATAATTAGCCTTAAAGACATAGAAGGTGCCACAACTCTCCTAGAGAGTGTTCTTGAAACTGCTGGAGATGCTCTTGGAGGACATGGAAGATCGATAACTTCTGTTGATGTAGAATTAATAATGAGACAAATTAAAGCAAGAAAAATAATAACCTTCAACGAATTGCTTTCAATAAACTACCGCAATACCAACAAGGGAGAGTTGTTAACTGTAATGGAGACTATTATTGGAATGCAGCTTGTAGAAGATAGAATAGGAGGTGATGGAATAATAACTTATAAATGGAAAGGAAAATAAGAAAATGGAAGTGTTAATTCTTATTGGTCTCTTACTTTTTGGCATTTCCCTTAGATTATAAAAGAAAAAGGGTAGGAAAAACTCCTACCCTTTTCTACATTGATTCAAAAAATGAATCAATATAGTTTTACTTTTTTTCTCCTCCCTTATTGTTAAGAGGAATCCTCCTTACTCTCGTGAGGGCTGCTCCAATTACCATAAAAATTCCCTTTGAAATGTCTGCTGTTGGGAGTAAGAAGCACAATCCTCCTGCTACAAGGATGAAGAGAAAAGGACCAATAGCATCCCAAGGTAGATGTTCTCTAATACTAAAGTTATTCATGGAAGTGTCACCTCCTCTACTAAATTATCCTTCCTTGCCCTCTCTTTCTGAATTCCTACAAGAGCTTGTTCTTTTGTTAATTTAGCAGCATCTTGCATATTTTTAAGTGCAAGAAAAGCCCTATCACTTAGCATGAGCATTAATTGAAGTCTAGGATCCATTTCTATTCACCTCCTTTTTCTATAAAGAATGTCCAACCAAGAACAATAAGTTGGTTCTTTATTCTAAGGAATTCTTCTAGTTGTCCACTCTCTAGAGTAATCCCCTCCACAAGTTGTTGCCAAGCATCAAGTGCTGCACTCATAGCCTTTATTGGCTTATCGTAGGTTTTGTGAAGCTTTGCTTGATCCTCTGGTGTTTGAGAGAAGAGGAATGTCTTGTAGTTTGCAAGAGCTGCATTAACCTCTTTCTGTACTACAAGAAACTTCTTTTCCTTAGAATCAAGTGTCACCCCAAGGGTTGTGCATGAGGCTAGAAAGAGAAGTAAGATAGTTAAAACTACTGCTTTTCTTTTCATAATATTTCTCCTTTTTTATCTAAAGATTTACTTTTTTCTAAGCCCGAGTGGATTTGATGGAGGAAGAAAATAACGAACTCCAAAATTCTTTCCTTCAAAACAAGCTTCTGGAATATCACTCCAAGAGATTGTACTCTCTGAAATTACTTCCTCCTCACTATTATACCGAAGAGCTTTTACTCCAAGAAAATAACTTCCCTCTGTATTAAGAGTTACTGTATACTCAGTAGACGTAACTTCCTCTAACTCTATTGGTTCTCCTCCAGTTACTGCATTTTTTATATAGACTTTGTATTTAACAATATCTCCCGTAGTTAGAGAAGTTCCATTAGTATTAGTAGTAACTGCATCCCATTCAATAGTAACTTGATTTGCCGTATGCCATATTTGAGCGTAGACTGAGGCAAAAATAAAGACTCCCAATGCCACTAGAGTTGCTATTATAAATAGCCTCTTCATTCCCTTTTTCATTTTCTTCCTCCTTTTCTTGTAGTTGATGGAACTCCTCTAGGCCCTTTACCTCTTCCCCTTCCCAGACCTCTCCCCTTTCCTTTACTTCTAATTTTTCCTCCTGGACAAGGTTTCTTCATTTGTACTCACCTCCTTTATTTTGGATTTTTTCAAGTTTTTCTAAAATTATCTCAAATTTCCTTTCTTGTGTAGTATTAAGTTTTTCTAGTTCATCTTTTATATGAGCAAATTGAACTTCTAATATTCTAGAATTAGTCTTGAGATGCTGAACATCTTGACAATTTTGTTTAATTGAGTTCCTTTGCCTCTCCTGTTCTCCACTATAAGCATTATAAGAAAGATAAGCAATTACACTAAATATAGAAACAACTACTCCTGCCATTGTCCAAGAAATTTTTGTATTAAGACATTTTTGAAATTTCTCAAATCTTTCCCTAACAAAAAGTTTAAATTTAGGTTCTGGGCAAACTTCCATCCTTTTCTCCTCTCTCTTTTCTAGGCTACTTTTTCAAAAATCAAATAGGCAAAAACGTTATCTGTGCCAAAATCAGCGGCTACTCCAAATCCCTGAGTTGCTTTTGTCAAGACACAATAATGTTGTAACTCTATAGACTGACTAGCAGCAATTATAAACTTACCACTTATTTCACTTACACTACCTACGTTATAATTAGAATTAGCGTGTTGAGTAATACCAAGGACAAGAACAGCACTTCCAGTCACATTATAAAGCCTACATTGATGTAGATTAACATCGTAAACCGCTGAAATTCCCTCTACTTTGTATGTTCCGGCATCTAGAACTAATTGATTAGATGAGAGAGTACAGATGTTATCTTCATCACTATCTTCTGTATTTAAAGGCCTTGTTCTCCAAGCACCCTGAGTAAAAGTTCCTCCAGCAGTCCCACTTTCCTCTACATGAGAAACCTTTACATAAGAAATACTTCCTCCACTTACAGCCGCCCACTTAACTCCACTTGCCTCTCCATTATCTGCAGTCAACACTTCATCATCACTACCAATTGCTAATCTAGTTGGTGTAGATGCTCCAGTAGTTACTAAAATATCTCCCTTTGTTGTAAATGTAGTTTTAAGGAGAGCAGTATTAACTGCTTGGTAAAGAGTGTCAAAATAAGTCTTTAAAAAAGCCTTCACCTGAGTCCAGGTAGAAGTAACTAAGGCATCACTACTAGTACTATCTCTATAGATAGCCTTATCAGCGTCTATTGGAGGATTCTTAGTTCCTAATGTCCCAAGAGCAACATCACTTCCTTGAGTATGTTTTGCTGCTGTATTAGCAACTATTTCATCCCACTTGTCTGCCCCAAGTAAACCTGCTTCATCTGTATCAGCCTCTGGCAACACAACATCATCTGCTCCTCCGTCTGATGTTATAGCAAGTGTTATTCCTGTCTTAGTCCCAATAGATAAGGCAGTTGGAACATTTGTCTCCTTGAGAGTATTAGCCTCTATAGCTCCTACATGTGCTGCAGTAGCATATCCTGTCTGAGCACTAGTAGCAGCTCTATTACTTATTTCTTGCCCAGCAAGAGACATTCCACCTGTTTCTGCTGAAGCATTAAGTGTAACATCGGTAGAGTTATCTGTACCTGCTGGATCAACCCCTAAGGAAGTGCGAAGTATAGCTCCCTCTTCTTCCTGGAAAGTACCTATTCCAGTCCCAACCAAAACTCCACTATTCTGAGTAAACTCAGAATCTTTAATATATTGAGGATGATCGTCGTCTTCTAAACCTCCAATAGAGCCATGATCTATACTTCCTTCTGTAAAATGTTTAGTGCCATCTCCGATATGAGTATCAATATCAGCATGAGTAGTTGTCCCAATATCAGTTAAATCCAAATGACTAGTAACTCCACCACCTGCTTGTGTTATTTCTGTCCAAACTGCTGCTCCTACAGAATTATCTAAACACTGATAACTCTTATTATTAGTTTCATCTACCCAAAGATCTCCAACAAGATAACCTTCGTCTTGATCATCATTTACAGTAGGAGCAGTTATTTTCTCTAGATGAAGTATGACTTCTGTAGGTCTAAACATTTATAAGCACTCTAAGTAAAACAAAAGTAATCCAAGAACCTATAGTAGTTCCGATAAGAAAACCTACTATAGCCCCAACTAACATCCATCCTAAGAAAATTTTACTTTCTGGTTGAATAAAACTCATCTTTCTTTACCTCCTCTATTTCTGTGTAAACCAAATACTCAATACTATATCTCCAGTAACTGTTGTTTTAAACTTAATAAGATCTCCTGGTTTTAATCTAAGAGGAATAATATCACTTCCATTAGCTTCTGGCCCACTTGCAACTCCGACGCCACTAGCTTTAACTCCATTAGAGATCCATACTTCTCCAGAAATAGAAGTGTAAACTTCTATATCCACACTCCCTGTTCCAGCTATCTTATATTCAAATCCATGAACATCTAGTCTATCCTGGAGGGTGAGAACAGAAGACCAAAAAGTTTCATCAGAGAGAGTTTTCTCTTCAATCATAGTAGACCACATAAAAGCTCCTACGCCATTCCTAGAGATAAAAAGACACTTGAGGCATTTTGAGTAGCAACAACAATTTTAAATCTTAAGTACCTTTGAGGATAAAGTTTATTAATTGTAGCTTCATCTACAGCAACTATTCCACTTCCAATAGCTCCTGTCGAGAGGATTTCTGCTCCATCAATCCAGGTACTTTTATCATAGGAATATTGAATTGTAAGGGTAAGAGTAGATCCTACTGTCCCTGCATGAATATGATAGAGACTAAATTGCCACGCAGGTAGAAAATATTTTCTCAAATCTATCTCTTCACTATAGTCTGTTCCAATATCAAGTGCACTATTATACAAGTCTATCTGATACATCTTCCTTTACCTCCATTTAGTTAAAAATTAATATTTCTATATTGATTCAAAAAATGAATCAATCTAGTATTCTTCCTCTCTCGCCGGATCATATCTTATAAAAGCCTTAGGGAGTCCTTTCCAACCCTCTTTTTCTGCTCCTCTAGCAAACTGAGCCATCTGTAATCCTCCTGGAACAAACATCAGGCTACTTCTCGCTAGAGCCTTCACACTTCTCTTAAACCTCTCTGGCTCCTGGTATTTAATTGCTTCTATCCCCTCAGCCAACACTCTTGCAGTATAGTAGATTGGGGCAAATGTTGGAGGAATCATGAACTCATTCACCTTAGTAGGAAAAGGTCCTACATGAACCATCTTAGCTGCAGTCGGCTGAGCCCACAATTTACTTGCACACTCCTCTACAATAGCTCCACTCAAGAGCCAAGTCATTGTCCTTCTATTAACAACAGGAACTCTCCCAGGTGTACGAAGTGCCCATTTCTCAAGAGCTGCTCCATAGTTCATCCACCAAGATTGAAAGATTCCTGCCATCTTCCCTAGACTCCCCGCTGCTTGACCATAGATTGGAGCATCGAGGGTTCCGTAGAGATACTGTGTATCTGCAATTACATCGTAGACCCAAAGTTTCTTAGCCTCCTCTACTCCCTTCATTGTCCCACTTCCTAGGTGTTCATTTAGCTGTGCTCTTACCCATTCATCTCTAGAGTTTATATTAACCTTCTTAGAGAATTGTTTAATAGCCTTTTTGTCTAGACTTTTAGAAAGATACTTTGTAGCAAAGTAGTCCCACTTCTCTATCGCTGCTCCCCCAGTCACATAGCGATTATGTCTATCACTATTCTTAAACATCCAGAGAGCAAGATCTCTCATTGTTTGAGTTGAGGGAAGATCAAACTTCTTTCCTCCTACGGTAAATGAACCTCCAAATCCAGCGACCCTAGGCCTCAGGTAGAGATCTGGGGCAAATTCCTGGATAGCTCCAATACTCTTTATATAGTCTCTTGTTTCTTTCTTAAAAGCACTTGAGTAACCCTTCCCAAGCCAATAGAGATCCTTCACTCCTCCCATATCTGCTGGAACCATTAGGAGAGGCTGGAAGTAATTTCTCATAGCACTAAAAGGTTTAAACCCAAGACCTCCCATATAGACAAGATCATTTATTGTATGGGCTAGATTGCCTACACTTCTCTCATCATAGACTCTACGAGTAAACCTCCCCACAGTTCCTGTAAGCCATTGAGCCAGAGCAACATCAGCATTAGAAGCTTCTCCTAGTTGTCTAGCTATGTAGTGTTCGCTAAAGTTTCTAAATTTATCTGGAAGTTTTTCTGCATCCGAGATAACCTTCTCTAGAGGTTTATAGACATAAAGCTCCTTTGCTTGCATGTTGATTCTAGCCTCAGCTATCCTAGTTAAATTAACAACCCTCCCTTCTTCTGCAACTTCTCTAATCCTCCCCTTCGTAAAACCAGCTTTCCTTCTCTTTGCAAGCTTTTGGAATCTATCTCTAGACTGGACTAGCTGTTTGTCTCTTATTCTTGTAGCATAGTTTTCTAGGTAATTAACAAACCCTTTCTTTCCTCCCTTTTTCATAGGAGAAAGTTCAGCCAATCCCTCCACCAACCTCTTTCTTAATTCCTCTTTCTCCACCTTAGTCATAACCTGAAGAGATTTATTAGCAAACCAACTAGGATTCTTCATAACAGCTGTCCTAGCCTTCTTAAGCATAGCTGCAACAACCTTGGCTTTTGTATCAAAAGAACTGTTAAATGATTGAGAAAAGGCTACATCTATATATCTATTTATTCCGTTAGGATCATCCATCAACAACTTTAATCCATCCCTCCCTTTCCCTGTCAGACCGATAGTCCTAAAAATTTGAGGAACCTTCTTCTTTACATAGTCACTATAAAGTGAGTCTGAAAAATCAAACCAACTCTTAGCAATATTCCTTACAGTAACACTGGATGCACTATCTAAGATTGCCTGTACCTCCTCCTGCTTTAACCCACCTCCAACAGCATCATCCATCTTCGTGACAACTTCTCCAGCTTCTTCCCACTGCCTCTTTGTAAAATTCTTCTTAAGTCCTACAACTCCTGCTTCCTTTCCTGCCACTAACTTCCCTAATCCTCTTGAGGCTAAGATTGAATGAAACTTAGATGTCATAAGAGTTCCATACTTATTAGCATTACTAAACATTCTTACCACTGGAGTATAAATATTATCTAAAGTTCCCCAAATAGCATTCCCAAAGCCAAAAACCTTCCTCACTGGGAGAGTATGATATGGCTGGATATGTCCATAGCCTATATCCATTTTCTTATAAAGCTTTGCTGGATTTTCTTCCAAGAGATCTCGAATGAAAAGTCCCATAGTCTTTGTATCTATATCTCCGTACTTTAACTTCTTCCCTTCTTCTTCAAACATCTTAACTGCTTGCATTCTAAAAACACTATCGGGCTTATAATTCTTGCCAAAAATCTTCTTGACAAGTTTATTCCACTCAACAGTATAATGTCTCAACTCTTGCACATCGTGAGGTCTACTCCAAGCAGCTAGTTGTTTCTCCACTTTCGCCTGGAGAAATCCATCCTTCTTGAAAAGTTTTTGAAAATTCTTACTCCCCTTAGTTTGAAAGAAAGCTCCACTTCTTTTACTTGCTTCCCAAATCCAAGGTTGTCTCTTTAGAAGTTTATCTCCCTCTTCACCTGTCAACTCCCACTTCTTTATTGCTTTCTCTACTATTGGAATCCTTTCATACTTCTTAATATCTCTAGTAGCTAAATCAAGGAAAGGATCTTCCTGGAGAACTCTTTCCTTCCCCTTGATAGGAAATTTCTTTAAAGCCCTAAATGGAAGCTTTGCTCCTTTTGCTCCCCCACTTGCCAACACTTTGAGCCCTTTCCCTAAGAGAACAATAGGTAGAAGAGAGAGAGTTTCTATCCCCAACTCCACAGCTTTACCTGCTGTACTCCTCTTCATAAATTCATCTCTTCCACTCCCAAAAGCATATCTAGTAAAAGGAAGAATTTCTCCTACTGTTCTAATTCCTGCATAGATATTAGCCATTTCCTCTTGTGTGAGAGTTCTCTGTTCTCCAAACCCACCCCAAGGGCCTTCATCCTCTTCCCCTCTTAGCTTCCCTGTAGCAAGCCTAAATTCCCATCCCCTTAGAGAAGAAAATTTATCCTTTTTTTGAGGAGCAAAACTATACCCCTTTACTCCTTTTATTTGCGGAATATTGAGTCCACCAACTTCTTTTTCTTTCTCTTCTACACTATATCCAGTAGCCATTACTTACTCCACGCTAGATCAAGTTGTTCCCCAGGCACCTTCCCATAACTTTCTTCTATAGGAATCCCCTCAATATCATAAGCAACATTATATCTATCGCTCCACCAAAAAAACTTCTCCTCTCCTTCTCTATCTAAGAAAGAAACAAGTCTATCTGCTTGCACCAACACTACATTTCCTTGTTTTCCTGGACTAGGTGTAGGAATTAAATAGGCAAGACCTGGAATCCAATCAGCTATCTGCTGAATCCTATACCAGACATTCTTCTGTCTTGCTGGAGGAGGAATAAAGGGAATAAATCTTTGTTCTGAGGGATACTTCTCAACAATTCTCCTTTGGAGTTCAAGTTGCCTTCCAAGTCTCTCTTCCTTTGTAGAATCTATAATATCTTTAAGCTGGCTGTAAAGTCCTATAACTGCTGGAGCTTTCACTTCCAATGTTGATGGAAGAATATCATTGTCAACAAGATGAATAGCATCAGTTAACTCCTTAGGAGGTTTCATTTTACTTTCATCAAGAGGTCCTGCAGGATCATATTGCAGCCTAGTTGCTCCACTTCTCACATCCTTCACTTGCCTTACTGTAACTGGCCTTCCATTCAACACATACTCTCTAGGAACAGAAATAGGAACACTTTTTCTAGTTTTTATATCCTCCCAAGTTGCCCAACCTTTATCAATAGCAGTTTGTATTTCCCCTTGAGTTGACTTAATTTCATTCCAATTAGTAAACTCAATCCTCCTCGTGAGAGGATTTCTCTCTGCAGTAACATTAGGATCATCAGTCTGGTACTGCCTAGGCACACCTTTCATTCCAACTTCTTCAGGCTTCTTTTCCTCTATAGCCATTTGCTTCAATGTTTCCCACTCTCCAGCAGCAACATCAAACTCTGCCCACACTTTCCTATACTCCGGTGTCCTTGGAGGTCTATTTGTCCAACTCCCATCTCCTTCTCTCACAATTGGCATCTTTGGCCTAGGGTTAGTTTCTTCAAACCACATAGCCTTCTGGACTCTAGGATTAATGGGAGTATGATTAACAATCATCTTATACTTCTCTTTATCTACCGAGGACATTACTCCCCACAAGCTCGTTAGTTGTTCTCCCAACAACTTCTTCGAGGCTGGAGAAGCAGTCTTATACAGATTACCAAACATCTCTAGAGCACTTCCAACCTGTTGACTTCTCTGCTCTTCTGTATATTTCTCCCTCGGAGAAGGTCCACCCAACTCCCTTCTCTTCTTTTCTATATCAAGCAGAGTACTCTGTAAAGTAGCTATACCTCTAGCTTGCTTTAAAGAATCCTCTTCTCCTTCTCCTCTCAATTCTCTAATCCCAGTCAATACATTAACTAACCGTGACATTCTTTCTAGATTTGCCATAACCACCTCTCTATTGATTCATTTTTTGAATCAATATAGTTTTTAAAATCCATAGCCAGGATAGCCAAGATCCTCATTTTTATCTCCAAGATACCAACTTCTTTCATATGGATCATAGTCTTTCCCATATCTTGGAGAATAATCTACATCTTTTGCTACACCTTTTGCTGCATTAGGAGGCTTAAGTTGCTTTTTAAGAAATTCAAGTTCCTTATCCCTTCCAAGATAAGCACCCTCGCCACTCTTCGTGACAGCTGATCTTTGTATTTTAGCCTGCACTAGTCCTAAGAGAAGTTGTCCAAGGCTTAATTTTCTTTGATAGGCCAACTCTTCTTTCTTAAGGCCAAATTCCTCCTCCCAAGATTCTTCTTGGAAAGCTAGAGATTCATTAAATTGCCTTTGTGATTCCTCCAACTGAGCATAGAATTGATCCATCTCACTTAAGTAACTTGCTCTCTTAGTAGCTTCAGCCCTCAACGCTTGAGAGTAAGCTCCTGGAGTACCATAGGCACTTTCTGCAGGTAGGAATGTTCCAATTTCTCCTATTGCCATTATTCTACCTCCTTAGAATATTTCTTAGCCTCTTCTTTAATTTCACTAAGGCTAAATTCTTCCCAATTACAACTATCATTTAAACAACACCAATAGCTTTTCCAACCATGAACATTAGCTTTTCCTTTAGGTTCTCTAACAGAAGTAAGAGCTACTCTAGAATTTCCACACTTTGGACAATTTCTCTTATAGGAAATTCTCTCAGCCATTAAAGCTTTTCTTCTTTCTTCACTTTGAGTCCAAAATTTCAACAACTCTCTTGAACTTATTCCTCTTCTCTTACAATGAATCAACAACTGGATAGTCTCATTAAAAGTTTTTATTCCAAATGGAGCTATGGTTTGTATTATCTTTATTTCTTTTTTATAGCCTAGAGCCATTATGAACACTCCCATTCATAGTACTTATCGTACAGGTGACAAAAGCATTGAATTCCCCAATCTCTATCTTGGCAATTAGGAGTTATATCTTCTGGTGTAGAAGTATAATTAAAAGGAGAAGTTAGACAGACAGCATCAGTACAATAGGCATCACAAAATTCGGGATGAGTAGCACAGGTATAGGGAGAACCAGCACTACCCTTTGAAATTATTGATTCTGTTTGTCTTTTTTCTTCACTTATATATTCGAAAACTGCTCCTGCTGCATACGCTCCACTATGATAAGTTGCTGGTCCAACTAGAATACAATTATCAGCTCCCTCAGATTTCAGCACCCATTGACCTCTAGTGTTTCTAATTTTCTTTGTGACTATAGTTCCACAGAAATCAGTCACACTAACTGTCCCAACACAATCTGCAGTGGAAGCACACTCAATAGTATTATCAAGTTCATCCTGCTTTCCACTATTCCCTAGACTCCAATTTGTCCCAGAAATCTGAAAATTATAAGGAGGACAACCTCCTTCAACACTAAACGATGAAGCTCCTGCATCTTCTACTAGTGTATCTGGAGGTTCTGTATCCCAAACAAAAGGATCTGCCGTTGGACAACAAACATCACACTTAACTTCTACTTCTTCACAGCAAACATTGCCACAAGGATCAGTCATACAAATAGTCACGAGAGCCTTTCCATCTTCATCTACTAGCGCAGAATCTATTGAAATATCTATTCCCCAACTAGCATTTTTTGATCCTCCAAAAGGATGAGGACTAAATCCTATTGTAGCTCCACTAACCTTCCAAACACATCCAGCACATATCATATCTGTGCCGCACCAAATACTAGTATCACACCACATAGGCTAGATCGGA